GGTAAGGAAAACCAAAAGTGGGCTGGCTCTCAAAAGATGGTTCAAAGAGGACTGGAAGGACGTTTCCACGGGGAAAGCGTGTGGGCGTAGCAAAGGTGATAAACGGAAAACTCCATATTGTCGCCCCTCCAAACGTGTCTCCTCTAAGACCCCCAAAACAACCAAAGAAATGACAGCCGCTGAGAAGCGTAGCAGGGTATCGCAAAAGAGAAGGCTTGGGCAACCAGCAGGTAAGCCAAGAAGGGTGAAGTCATTAAAGAGAAGAAAGAAATCTTAAAGATAATTGAAGACTGGGTTATGAATGATTTAAGTGTAATTGATCCAGATCTGGGGTTTGCCCCTTGTCCTTATGCAAAAAAAGCATTTAAAGAAGAAAAGTTAAGAGTAGTTGAATGCGTTAGTAGGCAAGACTTATGGGAAACTATAGCGGCACAATGCAAGAATTTTAGTGATAAGCATTCAATTATAATATGTTTAGAAGAGGAGCCATCACAGACATATGAAGAGGTTGAAGCAGCTTGTATTGCGATGAATGAGTGGTTTGCTTACAATAAAATGGATGTTTGGTTGCTTGCTTTTCAAACGAATTTTACGATGGTATTTATACAAAGATTGTCAGAATTAGATGATGCTAGTCAAAAGCTAGAAAAAATGGGATACTATGAAAACTATGATCCTCAAGATTATGTGAATTTGATTTTAAACCGTAGATATAGGAGACATCAAAATGGTAGGTGCCAAAAAACAAGCTAAACGCATGCGTGGCGGCGGTGCAACTGCACCCAAGAAAATGATGGGTGGCGGTGCTGCTAAAAAAGCTAGAAAAATGCGTGGTGGTGGAAAAGTTGCTCCTAAAAAGATGATGGGTGGCGGTGCAGCCAAGCAAATTTCTCCTCGCAAGGCTATGGCTATGGGCATGATGCGCGGCGGTAAGGTCAAGAAATAATGGCTGTTTCTGGGTCAACTGATTTTGAACTAGATGTAAGTGATTACATTGAAGAAGCTTTTGAGCGTTGCGGCTTAGAAGTTAAAACAGGTTATGACCTAAAAACTGCAAAGCGTTCTTTGAATTTAATGTTTGCTGATTGGGCTAATCGCGGCCTGAACCAGTGGACTATAACGCAAAGAACGCAAGCCCTTACTCAAGGAACTGCTAGTTATACTCTTGGCGCGGACGTTATTGATGTTTTGTCTATGGTAGTGCGAAGAAGTGGCTCTGATTTGTCTATGAGCAGAGTTAGCAGAGATGCTTATCTATCAATAAACTCCAAAGACACTCAATCCCGTCCTTCTCAATTCTTTGTTGATCGTCAAGTAACGCCTGTAATTAAAATATGGCCTACACCTGAAAACAGTACAGATGTACTGGTTTATGACTCTCTCACAAGGATAGATGACGCTGATACGTTTACTAATACAGTAGACATACCATTTCGATTCTATCCATGTTTGGCTGCTGGGCTTGCTTACTATTTATCCATTAAGAAAGCACCAGACAGAATACAGGTGTTAAAAACCATATATGACGAAGAGTTTGACAAAGCTCAAGCAGAGGATCGTGATAGAGCGTCATTCAGTGTAAGCCCTAACCTTCAGTTCTATAGTATTAGATGATGGGAAGGTTTGCTTCTGGAAAAGATGCTTATGGCATTTCTGACAGATCTGGCTTCAGGTATCGCTTGCGTGATATGCGTAAAGAATGGAACGGCTTGCTTGTTGGGAAAGACGAATGGGAAGAAAAGCATCCACAAATACAACCTGTTCGTCATGCCATAGATGCTGAAGCATTAAGAGATCCTCGCCCTGATACCAACAATATAATTGGTGCTACAGTTAGTTTTCCTGCATTTAATTTAACAACACTGTTGTTTCAGCCATTAATACCTGAAATGCAGGGTCAAATTGGAACTGTCACCTTCGGCGGTAATGTCATTACACCAACTAGCGCAATCGTAACAAGCGTTACAGGAACTGGTTTAGTGGGGACGGTTACAGCTTCAGGCACTGGAACATCTATAGCTGCAACATTTACTATTACAGTTGCTTCTTATTATGGGGCTAATAAGTATTATATTGATGGTTCTAGACAAGCTACGGTTAGCCTTTCAGAAGGTAGCACATATAGGTTTGACCAGTCTGATAGCAGTAATTCTGGTCATCCTTTAAGGTTCTCTACAACTTCTGGCGGAACCCACAGCGGTGGCTCTCAATATACGACAGGGGTTACGACCAGCGGCACTCCTGGCTCTTCAGGAGCTTATACTCAAATAACCGTAGCCAGTGGCGCTCCTACGTTGTACTATTACTGCACTAACCACAGTGGCATGGGCGGACAGGCGAACACACCATGAGCTATACTTATACAGAGTTAAAAAAGGCGATAAAAGATTTTACAGACAATCAGGAGACTGTTTTTGTCTCACACCTAAATACTTTTATTAAAAATGCAGAAGAAAGACTTTTAAAAGAAGTTGATTTAGATTACTTCCGCAAAAATGTTTCTGGAGTAATGACTTCTGCAAATCAATTCTTGGCAGTGCCTACAGATTATTTAGCTTCTTTTAGTTTATCTATAGAAAACTCTAGTTCAAAAGAGTTTTTGTTGCAAAAAGATGTTAATTTTTTACAAGAGTTTAATCCTACGGGCGCAACTGGTGTTCCAAAATATTATGCCGTGTATGATATAAACAACTTTATACTTGCCCCCACTCCAAATGCAAACTTTGCATCTGAACTTCATTACTATTATAGACCTGTAAGTCTTGCAGCAAGCAAAGTCACGTTAACAGTAAGCAATGTTTCTGGAACATTTGCAGCTAATGAAATTATCACTGGTGGAACCAGCGGGGAAAGCACCACTATAAATTCAATAACATCTGTTACTGAATTTGTGATAACTCTTCCTACGGGTGATTTTACTGTTGGAGAAACAGTTACAGGTGGAACAAGCGGAGCAACAGGTATAATTGTTTCGCTTTCTGCTGATACAACATTAACTTGGTTAAGTGAAAACGCACCTAACGCTATTTTGTATGCGAGTCTTATAGAGGCTTACACCTTTATGAAAGGTGAAACAGATATGCTTCAGCTTTATATTGCTAGGTATGCAGAATCTGTTCAAAGACTGCAAAATTATGCAAAGGGCGTAGAAAATACAGACGCATATCGTGAAGGGCTAGTAAGGGCAACTAAGACATGAAAATAGCTATTGTTGGGCTTGGAGGCAGCTACGCTGACTATATTTCGGCGCGAGTTGCTTCGCAAGAATTTGACGAAGTTTGGGGTATAAATTGTATTGGTGGAATTATTCATGTAGATCGAACATTTATGATGGATCCAGTCACAAGATTTTTAGACACAGAAAACGCTGGCTCTCAAACAGGTGTGGCTCGTGAGTTTTTGCAAAAAAACACAAACCCTATTTATTCTTGTGTAAAGCATCCTGATTTCCCCGCTATTGAAGAGTTTCCGTTAGAAAAAGTTGTTAAATCAACAGGATATTGTTACTTTAACAACACCGTAGCTTATGCAATGGCGTATGCTATTTGGAAAAAAGCAACTAAGATATGTTTGTACGGAATTGATTTTACATATAAAAATGTAAACATGGCAGAATCTGGCAGGGCATGTGTTGAGTTTTGGTGTGCCATAGCTGCCTCTAAAGGAATAAAGCTAGAGATTGCTCATCGTTCAGGCTTGTTAGATACTAATGTTCCTGATAATGAAAAACTTTATGGTTATCACAGATTAAACGATCCTTTAGTGCAGACCGTGCATGAGGGCAGCGTCTTGATAACAAAGCAATCTGAAGTGGCTCCTCCAGAGCCTATAGAAAGTGAGCCTGTAATTTTTGGAAGGCATGATCATGTTTGATTTAAACGTAGGAACTGTAGGAGCAGTCAACATTGTAACGTCTGAGAATGGTGGACTATCTAACGATCAGATAGCAGATATGCTGGCTAGTAAACTGATTTACATATCAGATGAGGCACCAGAGCCTATACGTTTACAGGCAGAGGCTTTTAGAGATAGGGTTAGGAA